AGCGTTAAACTCTGCTCTTGAAATAATGTGTCTTCTAAAAATATCACGCATATCATCAACTGATGTAGCGTGTGGGTCTGGGTAAAGGTCAAAGATAGAAACAGCTTCCATTTCTGGCATAGCGTTTTCTTCATAAATTAAATTAAAACCTTCATCGCCTTTTATCCACTTATGGTCTTTCTCAATGCGTAATGTGCCAGCCTTCATAGCACCTGTGCCAAAAATAACCTGTTCCATGATGGCATCTTTCATCTTGCCTTCTAGGTTGTTTTCTAGAGCTTGGTCTAATATAGCCTCTTCCATATTTTTAACTCTTTGCTCAGTTTCAGCTTCAATCTCTTCGGTTAATTCATTAAGTCTTGCTATAACAAGTTCTTCAATACCTGCGGTGCCAACCTGTTCTGCTGCTTGTTGTATCTCCAGAGCGGCTCTTTCGGCAAGCTCTTGTTCAACTAAAGGTTGTTTAGATAGTGGTGTCTTCTCAATAGAAAAGAACTTTTGTCCTGGTTGAAATAAAAGATCTGTGATTCTTGAGTAGGCTGCTAATACTTTGGTTCTGGTAAGACCTACATAGACTTGAGATCTGTCACCTTTGGACTGTATTTTAGACAATACATCAGGATCATACTGACCCATAAATGCTCTGAGGTCTTCAATCCAGTCATCCTCTATGTCATCCCGAGCATCTTTATACTCAGTATATTTTGCTTTTAGTATTGACCCCAGCGAGGCAAGTTCTTCAAGTTCTTCTTCTGAAGCGTCAGCTGCTGCGGATATTCCCTCTGGTCCTAGTTCTTTGTCCATAGTCTAAAAAAATTGTTTTTTCACCCTCTTGAAGTTTTGCCTATGTTTTCTTGGCATACTATTTAATCCAAATAGGGCAATAGCATATGCCATTATTCTATCATCAAAACAACCTGGTTGGGCGTTTGTTATGCCTCTAGCGTCTACG